ATATTTGGTAAAAAAATAATCATGTTCCCATAATACAATAATACATTTAGATTGTTTTTCTATTTCAGCAGCAGAATTAGAATAATTTATAACTTTATCAATAAATTTAATATCAAAAAGTTGGTTAGGAAATAAAATAAGTAAACTCATTAGTTGTATTTAAATTAATGATATAATATTTTATATTGTTAAATTAAATCAAATTAAATCAAATTAAATCAAATTAAATCAAATTAAATCAAATTAATTACTATTTTGACAATTAACATGAAACCAGCAATATAATTTACCATCTGATATGTATTTAAATGCTGCCTTTTTGACACATCCATATTCTAGATTTGAACAATTAGCATTATAAGGGGGAATTAATCTATTATATTTTGTATTATTTTCTGGAGATTCGAGAATCTGATCTTGGTGCTGATATTGGCACGGATCTTGGTGCTGATCTCGAGACTGATCTTGAGACTGATCTGAATCTGTTAATACTTCGTGTTCTGATAAATTCTTTGATAGTTTTTTTAAATTATCCAAAAATTTATCAGAATCATTTTTGAACCAATCATATTGTTGTAAAAAATCAAGAATATTTTTATATTTATTATATGTACTATCAATTAATTGATAATTTACATTACTAATACCTTGAGGCAAATAGAAGATATTTGTATTTAATATAGATGAAGACATTTTTATTAAGAATATAATATTTAAATAATATTAATCATTATATAATTTAGAAAATGATTATCAATTTTTTTTATAAGATTCTGGATTTATTTTAATCTAGATTCTAGATTTTAGATTAAGATAAATTAATATTTATTTGTTATATTCTTTGAATAATCTATATTATTCGGTTTTATATCATCTTTCATATTTTTTTCCATATATTTTTTCATAAATTTATTGTTTTTATGAATATTTATATTTATAGTTTTTTTACTTTTTACATAAATTTGATCATAAATATAATCATTTATATTCTCTATATTAAGATTATCAGTAATATTATTTTCAGCAGAGTTACTCACGGTTTCATTTAATACAAATACATCACATTTAATCAACTGCTGTTGATTAATATGTTGTAGATTAAAATTACTTAAACTTTTGTGTGGAAAGCATATTACTTTTTTGGCTCCTTCTCTTTTTTAGCAGGAGCTTTAGTTTTACATGTTGGTTCTTCATTTTCATCAGATTTAGCGGCAGCCTTAGAAACAGTTTTTTTAGGTGCTGCTTTAGTTGGTTCTACGGCTGCTGGTGTTGCATCATTATCATTTTTAGTCTTAGCAGCAGTTTTTTTAGCTACCGTTGCTGGTGGTTGATTATCATCTTCTTCGGGTTCATTAACAGTTTTTTTCGCAACAGGTTTTTTAGCTGCAGCTGGTGCAGTAGCAGGTATAGCTTTAGGCTTATCTGTCGGTTTCTTAGTAGGTTTATCATCATCCTCCTCTTCTGACTCTTCATTATACTCTTCTGGTTCTTCAACTGGTTGTTTAACTTTTTTAGCAGCAGATTTAGCGGCAGGTTTAGGCTTAGCATCAGTTTTTTTAGTAGGAACTTCTACAACTTTTTCATCAGCTGAATCTTCTGATTCTTGTGACGCATCATCGTAAGATTTAGGTTTAGCGGAAGGTTTAGCGGAAGGTTTGGTAACAGGTTTAGCGGCAGGTTTGGTAACAGGTTTATCAGCAGGTTTATCAGCAGGTTTATCAGCAGGTTTGGGAGCAGGTTTGGTAACAGGTTTGGTAGCAGCAGGTTTAGTAGCAACTTGATCTTGTTCATCATCTTCTGACTCTTCTGAGTCAGAAGAGTCAGGTTTAGCGGCAGGTTTAGCGGCAGGTTTAGCGGCAGGTTTAGGAGCAGGTTTAGCGGCGGGTTTAGCAGCAGGTTTGTGAACAGGTTTCGCAGGTAATGTTGCTTCTTCATCTTCAGATTCATCATCTTGTACTTTAACATCAGCTTTTTGCATAATAGCAGCCCGTAAAGTTTCACTCAATGATTTACATTCATTAAGACTTGTCACATGATTTGAAATTGATACTAACATGTTATTATAATTATCAATTAATTCTTTAGTTGACATTTTAGATAAATCAGCACTTTTTAGTACTTCTAAATTAGAATGAAAATTTGACATTATTTATATAATATTTAATATTTTATTATTAATAATAATTTATCCTAATAAATAAAAAAATCAATTTTTTTAATGGTTAGATTGACATTTTAACCCATCTTATTATATATGACATTTAAGTCATTAAAGAATATTTGACTTAAATAATCACCTTTATTAATATATGGATTATACCATATATTGATATCTATATCAGAATCAATTAATAACTCATCATTTAATATAATATATCGTTTTAGATTGAATTGTTTTTTACTAATAATAAGTAATTGAATAAAGAAATCACTTATCTTTAAATATTCCCTTGGAATCTCCTTTAGTTTATTAAACTTTAACTGCAAATAAATATATACACAATATGTATCCAAATTATCAATAATGTCCATTTTTATAATAACTTGTTCTGTTGATTTGTCAATTGGTTCGGTTGATTGGCCAATTGGTTCGGTTGATTGATCAATTGGTTCGGTTGATTGGTCAATTGGTTCGGTTGATTGGTCAATTGGTTCGGTTGATTGAACAACTTTATCTGATCTAAATAAATACATACTTAGATTAATATCATAAGTATTTGTTGTTGTTGATAATTTTAAACTATATATGTTAGATTCTTGATCTAAGTTAATAATTTTTAATTCTGGATTAAATGTTGTTCCATTTATTTTATAAATACTATCTGTTAAATAATTTATATTGATTTTATCATTAGTCAGTAAGCTTAACTTTTTTTGATAATTATAGGAAGTCATTGTATAATTATCTATTAATAAAGTATTATTATAATTCGATACATATATTATTGGATAATGTGTTAAAAATATATTCATCTGTATATCTTCCATATAATTTTGACAAACTAATGATCCATTATTGATAATTTGATAATTTATCAAATTATCAAAAGAATCCAATGAATTAATAAATTTAATCAAATCATTTGAAAAATATGACCATTTTGAAACATACATATATGCATTATCTAATTTGTTCTTTAGAAAATATATTTTATAATAATCTGTTACAGATTGTGTAATAAAATAATTAGTTATTTCTTTGAATCTATTTAATGCGAAATCATCTGGAATAACAAATGTATTCAATAATTTATTTTGATCTAATTCCTTATAAAGACAAATATCAATATATTGATAATTTAATTTAGAAAAGATAGATGGAGAAATTATATTAAGAAACTCCATTTTTGACAATATATCATATGACTCTTTTAATTTATTTTCATCAATATTATAATAATTTAAAATTGTATATATCTTTGAAATATTCATTATCTGATTTTGAAAATTTGTTTCAATAAATTTTAACAATTTACTAATATCATATATACAATCTAATATTATAAACATATTTGTAGTATTTGTAGTATTTGTACTTAATAGTTCTATTTTTAAATCTATTGTTTGAATTTGATGACCTAAATCTAATAATAATATCTTATTTTGAATAAATAATGAATAATATAATGATGTTTTATTAGAACTGTCAAATAAAATTATAATTGGCCAAATGTTTGGAACAAAATATGCAATATAAGATGAAATAAAAATACTGTAAATATTTTTAATATTCACATTTATTTTGTTTATTTTGTTGTTAGAATTAATATTAATTATATTAAGATCAGACATATTATAATTATTTAATACTATTATTTTCAAGAAAAAATAATCAGAAAAATAATTAAATTAAATCAAACCAACACAAACCAAATAATTTTTTCTGATTAATATTTATAAATATGCTTGAATTGTTTGAATTATTTAATTTAAAAAAAACATCAAAATGGTTTATTATTTTTATTGTTATTCTTATTATCTATATTTTATATCAAAATACTAAATCAAATCTTAAAGAAAATTTTGCATTCGTACCATGGAATATGGGTACTCGTTTCTATCCTTCCTATGATTTAAGAGGTTATCCACATACTGGTCATACTTTGTCTCATCCCTTGATTTATCCCTGGAATTATCCATATCCTGGTTATCCGTATTTATATTGGTCACCTTATTTCTATGAAGCAAGTGGTAAATATAGATTTGATCCTAAATATTCAAAATTATTAAACGAATCTCAACGTAGAGTATTAACATCTTAAATTCATATGGATGACATTTTTAATTGGTTACAATTTTATTATCTACATATTAATTATATAAAAAATGGATTCAAAAAGTTTTTGGTATAATATTGGATTATGTTTTCAATTCGCATATCCTTATTATGGTTATCCATATATTGGATATCCATATGGATCTTCTTATTATGAAGATCCATATTCGTATCAGACAGATTACCAATATAAATACAATTCTAAATAATTCCTACTGTTAAGAAAAGTCTAGCAAATTTTTTAACCTATCGGTTTTGTTTGATTGATTGATTGTTTATTTATTTATTTATTTATTTATTTATTTATTTATTTATTTATTTATTTATGATCAATAATTGGTCAAAAATAAATAAACAAAAATCAAACGGTTAACATTTATTAATAGTTATAATTTTTATTATATGAATATTAATTATATAATAATGGATTCAAAAACTTTATGGCGTAGTATTGCGTTATCAAATACTAATACATTACGTATCAATAACATTTCAAATGAAAAAATCAGTTTAGATTTTGTTAGAAATCTTTGCATTCTTTATCTGAATGAGACTAATAAAGATACTAACAAATTTTCTGAATTTAACACTGCTGCTGACTTTTATTCTAAATTAATTCCAAAATTAGTTGTAAATGGTGTTGTTGATGATTATCAAAAACAATCATACAAAATTATTATTACTGCTTTAAATGATATTACTAATACTAGTAATCAAACATATAAATTAACTGATTCTAATTCTATGATTAGTCAAATTAAGGTCGCATTAGATAAATATAATACCGATAAACTAACTTATGATAAATTAAAGACAGCATCTGAAACTTTTAAAGCTGCATATAATACTGCAGCAACTGGATCAACAAATAATACAACTGCAATAACCAATGCAGCGACTAGTGCAGATAATGCCGCAAATGAATATAAAGCTTATCCTACAGTTGCCGATGCTTATTCTAAAGCAGCTACTGCTATTAGACTTGTTATATCAACAGCTTCTGATGTAACAACTGCTGTAGCGAATTCAGATGCCGGTGCAACTAACTCAAGCTTAACTTCTGTCGAAAAGGCTGATCTTGTTGATAAAGCTAACAAATCTAAAGAGATTGCTAGTAAAGCTATAAGCGATGCAGCAGCTGCTACGAATGCTGCAAATACTGCAGCAATTGGATGTTTAGCTTCAATAAATTCTCAACAACCAACAGTTAATGTAAATGTATCTTCTTTATTAACATCAATTAACAACAATAATTTAATTATTATAAGTAATATGTCTTCTATTCTACCTGCTGAAGTATCGAAATTAAATCTTACATTAAATTCTTGGTCAGATATTTCGAAAACAATTGATACTTATGTTAAATCAACTTATGATAAAGCAGATTATAATACAATTAATTCGTTATTTACATCAAATGGTGCAATTTCTTCGTTATATTTTGCTTTAAATAAACAAATAACAGATTTACTTACTAATTATATGACACTTGATTCGAATACAAATACCAAAAATAGTGATGTAAATACTTATGCTGGAACAAATACATTCGTCGACTATAAAATTAAATTATATGAAGCTTTGGTAGAAAATATAACTTCATACAATTTAAGATCAAAATATGATGAAAATCTTACAAGTAAAACAATGGACCCTACAAGTAATATAACATCAATGTTAGAAGTTGTAAATATAGATAAACCATGCTTTGGTACAACATATTTCTATGGTTCAAATATAGATTATAAAGATCCAACAATTGATTTTGATAAAAATAATAAATCTAATTTATATAATCAAAATGTATTTATTGCATCTATGTTAGAATTATCTGAAAAAATAAAGAATTTAGCTTATGAAACTAATAAACGCTTTGTTTTACCAAACGGTTTTATGGGCAGATGTAAAATAGATTATGGTAATGGTATCGTTAAATATGGTATTTTTGCCTTAGTAAATCCGACTTTAGCAGATAGCAATAAAACTGTACAAAAAAAATCAATTGATTTATTAGAACCATTTGGTATGATATACATGACATATAATCCATATGGTGAATCTATGCCTATAGTCGGTTACTTACCTACATTCTAATTTGATTTCAAATTTAATTTTACAAAAAATTAACTCAAACATTTTATTATAGTTAATGTTTAAGTCTAATAATTTAATTGATCAAAATAATTTTGCGAAAATTATAGGAAAATCTAATATTTCCAAACTAGAAATTATTAATTATGAAAATAAAATAAACTGTGAAAAATTAATAATTTCTATGGGAAAAATTATTCAAGAAGAAATTATTAGTATCGATAGATCAGAACCATTATTTAATAGTTGTGAAACATTCTATAAATATATTATATTAAAATTATGTGTTGGTGAAATAAAAAATGACGAATTAATACCAAATATTGACTTAATTAATCAAATTAATAATTTTTGCAAAATAATTGATAAATGTACAAATGATTTAATATATACTTATTTTTATGTTTATTCTATGAGTATGATTAAATCAAAATCAATTAACATCTTACCATTTGGAGAGTATTATCCAGATAAAAAATTAATTACAGATATGTCAAATTCCACCGATATATCTAATATAAATAATGATGTAAATAATTACTCAAATACAATTATTCTAACAATTAATAAAATAATAAACCTATTACAAAAAATTAAAACAAATAATTTAAATACACAAAAAATTATTGATAATTCAATTGTTGATATGAATAATTGTATTAATTTATATACAAATAATATCGAACCTAATTGTATTGGATTATTTAAATGTATTAATACTGTGGTTTATACTAAATTTTTACAACAAACAACATATATTATTGGTCTAAATCTTTTTTATAAATTAGATACTATCTATACAACTAATTATTATAATAAGAATAATTTAATAAATCCATCAGATACAAATAATTTAATAAATTCAATAGATACAGATATATTACTTAATCTATTAAATGATCAGATATATATATTACTTAATCTAAAATATATTGAATCATATTTATTTAATATATTAGATCCTAATGATAAAACACAAATTACTAATCTATATTCTTTAATAAAAACAAATATATCTATTAATGATCTACTAAATAAAATACAATTAAATGAATATTCATTAGCAAATATTGACAATTTTATGATTTATAATTTACAACATTATATTTATTTCTATTTAAACGATTTTATATGGTCTAAAAATCAACTAAGTTTTGAATTAATATCATTAGTTAAAAATTGTCTAAATTTTAAGTCTAACTTAATTGAATTAAATAATAATTCTGCTGCTTATATAACTGCAAATGGTGGGACAATAGAAAATTTAAATAAAGTAATTGGATATTATTATGGGGACAATGATATTTATTTGGAAGATATTGTATTGGGATTTCTTTTTAATCCTATTGATGAAAAAATGTTATCAGTTATAAAAAGTTTTATTATTGATAAAAATGATTTATTATTTTTGAATGCTTTAAAAATATATATTCTTCCATCGTATGAAGGAACTAATATAATTAATTCATTTGACCTAATCTTATATAAACTAATTATTGAAACTATTATAAGAAAACTGCAATATATGTGTTTTAAAACATTAAAAGATTGGTTTAAAAATCTTACTTTCGGTGATTCATATGAATTATATAAAAAAATTAAATCAGAATTAACAATAAATAAATTAGATCCAAATTCTGATTTAAAAAAAATGTTAATTCCTGTATATTCAGTTATAGTTGGTGATTATTTGCCAGCATTTAAATATTTAGAAAAAAGTTCCGTTCAACAATTATCAGACATTATAAATAATCCGATATCAGATTTCGTTAAACAGTTAAAAACAACTAATTCTGATGATTTAATAGAATTTATCAAACAATTAACACCAAATGGTTTAACAGAATTACCAATAATCATAAATTATTGGCAATATTTGTTTGATACTAGTTTATATATTATTAATACATTTAATCTGGTAACAAACAATCCTGATTTAATAATTGATTATCAAAAAACTTCCATAGAATATAAAATTACACTATATTATACATGTTTAGAAAAAATAATTAAACTAAAGAAAATTGAATCAATAAACATTAACAAAAATATTATATCAATCGAAGAACTATATAATATAATTAAAACTGCTTATGTTATAAATGATGATATATCTATTAAAAAAAATTTGTTTAATATGATATTTAAATATTATCATCAAATTAAAAATTTATCATATGATCTAGAATTAGAAGTATTTAATATATTAAAAATTAAATCCGATCCAAATATTGTTTTAATATTAAATAATTTATTTTTTTATGGATATGAAACAAACCTACCAATAAAAGAATTTGTTGAAAAAGACATATTTATTGAGTTAAACAATATGACCAAAATTATGTTTTATAATTATTTTTTCCATATTCAATTTAAATATCATAATAAAATTATGATATTATTGGTAAATAAGATGAATGTTGATTATTTAAAATCCTTACAACAAATTTTTATTAAATCTCTTGGAAATAAATATGTTAAATTAAAATATGATTATTATGCAGGAACATCTACCATAAGTAATGTTTTTCAGTATATTAATACAGAAAAAGTAGATTTTCTATTACAGATATTAAATGGTTTTCTTAATCTTATATCAAAAAATGATATCAATAATTTGGAAAATATTTTTAATGATTTTATGACTGATATTAATATAAATATTATTAATGATATGGCCAATCTAATGTCATTTAATTTCGCAAATGATTTTGATAAAATAAATAATTTAATTATATCATCTGATTCTGAATATGCCAATTATGTAAATATATTAAAAATGTCTATAAATTTATGTCCAAATATAACAACACAATTCGATCCAAATTGTAGATATAATATTCAACCTAGTTGTGATATATCTTTTGACATCTATAAAGATTATTATAAAAAAAATAATGAATATTTGAATAAATTAATTAATATTATTTCTAATGAAACCAATCAAAATAATATTAATGATTCAAATATATTATCATTACATAATAATAATATTTATAATAGTTTAATTAATATGGTTACATCAAAAAAAACTGACCTTTTAAATCTTCCAAATAAATACGAATATATTAGTGATATATTAAAAATAATATCATCAAATAATTTATCATTTAATTATGTTTATTTTAAAAATAAAACAATATTAGAATGTAGAGATAAAGATAAAGACTCAGATATTTTAATTAATTCATTAAATGAATTATTTAATACGATATTTTTATTAGAGAAAAAAAAAGATAATGGATATGTTGGAAATTCTAAATTAAAATACAAAAATAATGTTGTTAAAAATATTGTTTTCTGTATTATATGTCCCAATACTTATTTTAATCAAAATAAAATTAAAACAAAAATTAATATTATGGACGAAATCGGTATGTTTTATTGTTCATATAATCCTTATAATGAATAAACTAAATAACTTAATCTTTTAATTGTCTAATTATTTTTTTACTAAGATTAGAATTATCAAAAATATTCTCATCTTCATCGGCTTCATTATTATTTATTATATCTGAACCTGTATCTGATCCTATTTCTGATTCTGTGTCTGAAATAGTATCTGTATCTCTAACTGATTTTAATTTTGATACTGTATTATTTGATTCATTTTGTTCTGTTGATTTAGAAATTATTAACTTATCGCTAGATTCTATTATTAATGTTTCCAAATATGATACTAAATCTTCAATACTATCATAATGTTCTAATTTATAACGTAATTTAGCATGAGAAAACTTTTTATCTAACTTATTTATACGTTCTATTAGTATTTGATCAATTATTTCAATTTGATAATATTGCTTAATAATATTCTCAATATCGATATTAGTTGCATAATCAAATTTAACTAAACTCAATCTACCATCCCTATATAGAGCAGGATCAATATTATCAATGTTGTTAGTAGTTCCAACAATAATTAGACCTGCATAATTACCGATTCCATCAAATCTACTTAGTAATGTATCCAAACTAAGTTTATCTTTGACAATTTCACATGCAATCTCATCATCATCATCTGATTTTTTTATAAATTTGTTTATATTATTATTTTCATCAGAGTGATTCATAATATTTTCATAATCTTTTGATTTAGGTTTTCTGTTCAATTTAGTACCTATATCTAATTCATCAAATAGAATAATAATATTATGTGGATAGAATTTGATATTATTAATATGTGTGAGAGTTAAAATTGCTTCTAATTCATTATTTGTTTTAACACGACTGAGTGGTACTTCAATAATATGTCTCTTGTCAAAATCAGACATTCCCATTACTGTTGCAGTTTTACCAGTACCTGGTTTTCCATAAAACAGATATCCTTTCTTTCTTTTGAGACCAGTTCTCTTATAATAATCAGTATCATGTAAACGCTTTATGTCTTTGATTAACATTTCTTTATTAGAATGATAAATTGTTTCAAATGTTTCATAATTTTTATTGTCAGGATTTGAAAAATCAGAAATAAGTTTAGTACTAAATACTAACTTATTAGAGTGTTTACCTTGGTAGATAAAATGATATGTTTTATTTTTTGATTTTGAAGAAGTATATTTCTCATATTCTAAAATACATTTTGTGATAAAATCTTGTACATGTGTCGAATCGTGTTTATATGACTTAATTATCATCACAATCTTCCAATTTAATACGGATTTTTTTTCAATTTGTGAATTATCAGTATGAATATCCTCTGTATAAATGCTGACATAAATATCATCATCTACTAAAATATTATGAGAATCGCCTAAGATATAATTAGGTGATGTGTCATTGTCTAACATATCTCTAATTTCATCAGAAAAAAATATACCATTACGTTTAGAGTTAAAATATCTGAAGTTTTTTGATTTATTTTTTGCGTAAATGTAATAATTAATGGCTGTCATATTGTGTGGATATTCAAAAGTATATAATCCATTATTCAAAAATTCCCAACCAACAATCTCTATATTAGTATATTTTGGTTTAATTTTATTTATTAGATAATTTAAACCTCGGGGAACAACATGTATAACTTTGTCCCTGACAAAATTAAATAAACCCATCACCAAAATTAATGTCAGAATCTCATATGTGAAAATTCCATTGCCAAGATCAATCTTGGACATATAATTCATTAAAATCATATTGCTTATATCAAACATTATTAATATACTTATGTTATTGTGTTAATATTTAATTATTATTAAATAAAGATTTATCAATTTTTTTTATTCATTTTTATATAATGAATAAACCAAAAAATATAGTATATAAATTAATAAAAAAAATGTATCAAAAGAAGATAAGTTAGTGTTAAGAAAAGTCCGGTAAAATCCGGACATTTACCGGACTTTTCTTAACACTACATAAAACCAGACATTTTAGCTATTGCATAATAACGAAGACACATCTCTAACCTAAGGAGAGAAGAAATTAGTAAGATATTATTTAAGATATTAATGAATTATTTGCTAGTTTAGAAATTTAAGACTTACTAATCTAAATTCAAAATATATTGATGTTTTAAATGTATAATTTTTTTGTGGCACCATGTAGTTACAAAAATATAAAATCTCATATAAATCTCATAATAATACAATCAAAAAAATGCCAAATTTTTGTGGCACCATGTAGTCATAATTTATTATCATATACACAATAATACACTAAAAATTATAAGAGGTAATCATTTTTATTAGATTAGAACAAAACCATTCAAAATATTTTTTCGAACAGTTAAATGTTTAAAATATTTTTTTTGGCCAAAAAATATTTCTCCTCCGTAAAAAATGCCAAATTTTTGTGGCACCATGTAGTTATGATTTTTTTGTGGCACCATGTAGTTACAAAAAAGTATGAAAATACCATAAAAATACCATAAAAATGCCATAAAAATGCCATAAAAAATTTGTAAGATGTTAAAAAAAATATTCTAGTTTTATAATAAAAATAGGATACAAATGATTTTTGAATGTGACAGGTGCCACAAAATTTTTTCGAAAAAATATAATTATGATAAACATTTGGGACGCAAAATACAATGTAATATAGAGGAAGAATTGATTTTAGGTCGAGACGAATATATAAAAAATGAAGAAGAAGAAGAAGATAATTTATTATCCATTTTGGATAATAAAGTAATAAAAAAGGATAATTTATTATCCAAAATGGATAATAAATTATCCAAAAAGGATAATAAATTATCATGTCAAATAATTGATGATAATTCGTTAAAATGTTTATTATGTGATAGATTATATAAACATTTATCAGGTTTATGTAAACATAAAAAACAAAAACATCCAAATTATAAAAATGAAGTAATAAAAAAAGAATTAAATGAATTAAAACAAGTAAAAGATTTATTAATTGAACAATCAAGAGAAATAGATAATTTAAATAAAAAAAATAAAGAATTAGAGTTACTAATGATAACATCAAAAAACAAAACAATCAATAATTCAAAAACAATCAATAATAGTAATAATAATACTAATACTAATAATGGAACTATTAATAATATTAATAT